GGCAAGGTTCCTTGCACTGCACTTTGGTACGCCCAAGGGACGCACAAAGCGAGGAACCTTTGCTAGATAAGGGACTAGCGGCCCTCCCTACGTGACGTACGTAGGGGCCCAGCGGCGTTTTAGTGTGATGGCGCCGCGCCATGCAGACATTTCCAGATGGTCAATGTCTGTAGAGACCAAACCGTCAGGAGACGATTCGAGTCCCAGAAGACACTTCTGGAGTGCCGGATACCCATCCACACTGTCACTGCGGTGAATGGTACTCGGATGCCAGCCCTTCAATTCAAAGGACTGGTGATCTACGTTCCATCTGCTGACAGAACGGTAGCCGAGATAGGAAATCCGACCAAGAACCGAAGACGTTCTCCCAACATAAGGCAAAGGCCCTATGATCGACTCAGCTTTATCAAATAGAAGCTGAGCTGTCCGCCAATAGCCTTTCAGATAAAACTGATTAGCCGTTGCGACAAGGGAGATAATCTCCTGAACTTGCTGCCTGTTCTCAGGAAGCATACGTCTAACGTAGATAGGTGTTACCTCATCTCCGTTGTATGCATCTACACCACAAGACTCCCTGAACCTACCGGTCCAGAAGGATTTGTGGGCATTTACCTTACAGTTGTACTTCTGTAGGTAATCGAGAACAGCAACCACTCGATGTGTAGGAACGACAATGTCGTCACCATACACATAGATGTCACGAGAGACGAGATAAACGTTCTCGGGACTTACTGGAAGGAGCTCTGCCTGGAGAGAGGCTACTACACAAATTGTGTAGAAGTACATAGCCTCAATCGGAAAGCAGAGTGCACTACCCATCGACGCAAATTTTGCGAGTGGCACAATAGTACCATCTGGCAAACACGTCGATCTCGAACGACATGCATCAATATACTCCCTTATCAGGGGAGTAGATTGAAGCATCACCTGAACCATAGACCATGGAACACGGTCGCTGGCATCAGATAAGTCGATTGTCGCAAACCGACCGTCGGCCGAAGCATCACGAGCAAGTCTCTGATTGGTTGACTGATCGCGGAAGTTTATCCTTCCGCGGGTCAACCAATAAGACTCGAGAGTATCGTAGAGATACGCTCTAAGAGCCTGTTGTGCGTATTGCATACACACTGGCTCGATAGCTATGATGCGGGGAGATGTCAGAGTTTTCGGAACAAGGGAAATCCGAGAAGGAGTTTCCATGTTCTCAGGAACGAACGTGATTTCCTGGAGTTGAGTCTCATCGTAATGACTAAGGCTATAAGCATAGTCATAAAATGGGAAACAACGATCCAGACGCTCGAACCAGGCACGCCAAACGTATTTCTGGTTTCCAGAAATCCGTTCAGCAGTGGCACCCGGACCATGACTGGGAACCAGTACTGAAGGATCAAAAGACCCGACAGCATTGGTCCACAGTATGTCAGAAATTTCTGCAAATAATGCAGAATCTTCTGGGGACGCAGAAAACTGCTGAACATCGTGCTCAACAGAGATGAAGTTATCGAGCGCAGCACGCTCCCGAGCGGGAGTACACTGTAGCTCGACTTTCTTGTAGACCAGACAAATCTGCCTGATCGCCTCGATGTAAATTGAGGGAACATCATCTTGTAACCTTCCAGTCTCACAGTCGAACACATGACTGGTCATACCTTGCAAGAATGCAGGGATTGACCCACATTTCCGAAAACCTCGGAAAAGTGTTGAGTCAACGTAACCGTTCGCCAGGGACCTCTCAAAGTCCCGAGCGAACTGAGGGAGGGTTATCGTTAAAAACGATAAACCCTCCTGTTCGACTCGAGCCCTAATTGTCTTTAGGTCTCGTAAAACAGAGACATTCGTGGTGCACGAGCTGGCAGCATCCAATAGGATGGAGGCCAGCACTTCTAGGAGGTCACTTACGTTGCTTTTCATGGTCCCTACTTTCATAGGTGGCCATCAAGCCGCGAAGCCCTCTGACTGGCTCTTCTGCCAACACAAACGGTCGTCGAGTGTACGCGGCAGAGTTAGCTCTGCAAACCGTACAACTTACCGACGTTAGCCGTCGTCAAAAACCCGGCAAGGGCCTGGTTGACGTAGTCGACTTCGGTTGCGGTCCATCCGACACTAGGTCGGTCGATCAACAACCTGAAGGTGAGCGTGTCATAATCGTTCTCACTAGTGAGAGGATCAGACACGACTTTCCTCTGCACAACATCGATGGTCGTACGAATACGATCACTCGAAGTGCGCTGATGTTTGATCGTCGCTTTAAGCGACTCATCAGCAGTCGAATACGACGAGGTTAAATCCCCCGTCGAAATTCGATTTAGAGAGTTAGCTACGCCATTGACGGTTAATGTGATTGGATCAGAAAGCACGCGGTTGACTCCTTTGAAGTTGTTGGAGTTGACTAACTGGCTAGTTATATCCGGGTTCCACACCGGAGCCTAGGTAGCCCAGCTAGCAGACGCGGGCATCAGAGTCTAGAAAGACCCAATGCACCGAGAATGGAAATCTGAAACGGCGAGTAGTCTGCCGGTTTCAGATTGAATCCAAAGGCACCATCAGCGCTCTCACGGCTTTTCAAACGCCCACCAAGAAACCAAGATAAATCTCTTGATCCTTGGTCGGTCGAGAAGCGGCACCTAAGACGGTACCTAACCGTGCGATCACGCATGATGTAGGCGTACTTGGACACTACACAGTTATCGATCTCGTCCTGGAGTCTTTGAAGACCCGCGCCGACATCGGTAAACCAGTCTAACATCCAAGTCCACGGAGTTAACTTGTACAACAACACCGGATCAACGTTTGTCCCGAGAAGGGACAGTTGTTGATGAACGGCTTGGAGAGCTGGAAAACCAGCCTCCCAAGAGTTGTCGTCAAATTGAGGATAATAGTACTTGAACTGTCCTTTGTACCATACGTTTTCAATTTCTTGAACCGTAATGGTATAAGGCTGCCAAGAACTAACAACCCGTCGGAACTGATAATCATCAGCGGGTGAACACCCGATGAAATTATACTGACCGGCGAGAAATTCGTTCTCAATTTGCTGCTCAGCAAATTTCCTCTCAATCCACTTGTCGTTCTGCGCTTTTTTGCGCTGGAGTATCTCATGGTTATCAATGATAACCTGACATACTTTTTGAACGTCGTTGACGAGAGGAACCCACCCGAACTGATGGTTCAGGTACTGGTTGGCGGCCTCTTTAGGGGCCATCAACCATCCTCCGTTCTTCCAACTAGCTTGACGCTTGCGTTGCGTGAGCCCCTTCCATATGGAAGCGAGTCCACCGGCAGACGTCTTGAGAGTCGGGAGGATGTCACCGCCCTCAGCAATAGCCTGGGCGATGCCAGCAACAGGAAGTTTGGGTCGAAGCTTATTATAAGCTTCGTTGCCGAGTGAACGTAGATCACGATTGTTCATGAACCCAGGAGCATCAGGATCGAAATTGAGAAGACCATCAATAAATTGAAGGTCCCAATTATCGTTCCAATAAGGGTTGCAAAAGCCACCCTCGTACTCAAGGGATCGAAGGCCATACTCATCGTAATCACCGAGATTCCAATGACCTTGGCCTTGAACAGAGAAATTGGGAGTTTCCCTCTCTAAAAGAGAGAAAGGACCACCGGAAAGGTAAGGTGGGCCGGTATGCAAAGCATCCCAGCACATCTTTGTCGACGTACTCTCAGAAAGAGAGGTGACCTTATTGGTCATGAGATCACCCCCATCGGGAGTGATTTCACCTGTCGATTTCCATTTCACGATCATCCTTCCCGCCTTAACGGGAGCCAATGGTGGGCGAATTCCTTCGCCTACTTTGGTCCGAAGGCGTAGATTCCCAAATCTGCGTTCCAAGTTAAGTCCTCCTTTGGTATTCAAGAGACAAACGAATGTCTCTGGGTAGGGGCGG